TTGAACAACGAAGGCGTTGTCTACACGATCTGGGTTCCCACCACCATCTCCACTAGCTCGTTAAAAATTGCTACTGACGGTACTGACAGATATGTTGGCGCTGTGCTGTCTATTGACACCGATACCTCTGGTGCCGCTGTAGGGTTTACCGCTGGCGCGAGTGATGACTTCATCAACTTGAACGGCACTACCACTGGTGGTGTTGCTGGAACTTTTGTCCAGATTGTTGCTGTTGCCGCACTGAAGTACATGGTCACTGGCACTGTGTTGGGTTCTGGCACTGTTGCAACCCCGTTTGCCACTTCTTAATTGATCTTGGGGGCTTCGGCCCCCGCTTTTTAAAGGATTAATTATGAATCAAACACCTGTAAAACAAGCGCATCTAAATGGTAGTGGCTTTTTGGTGCTTGGGCGAAACCGTATTAGAGGCATCTCCTTCACTGGCACTTCAACTGCTGGTTTTTTGGCTTTGTTTGATACAACAACCGCCCCTGTAACAACGGGAACTTATGGGCGTGCAGGCACACTGGTAACAGTGACGCAAACTGCACATGGGTTTACAACCGGCGACACGATTGGTATTGACTTTGCCGCAGGAACGGGTGGCACAGCTACAAATGGTAACTACACTGTTACTGTTTTAACCTCAAGCACTTTCACAGTCACAGACATTAATTCAGGGTCTATCACTGCTGGTGCAGCGATGGTGTACTCAAGCAAATGGCTGCTGACCTATGATGTGGCTGCTTCTGATACTTTTAACAATGCCCCTCTTATTCCTGAAGATGGCGTATTAGTGGCTAACGGTATCTACGCCTATTTGTCCAACGTATCTACGTGCAATATTTACTATGGCTGAAGTAAAGCAAACAAGCCTGTTGGGCCGTAAGTTGTTCATAGGCATTCCATGCTATGACGGAAAGGTCAATATCAAGACTGCGTATGCCTTGGCTCAGTTGATGCCAGAAGCTATGCGGCTTGGTGTTGCCGTTACGCTTTCAGATATTTCAAACTGCTCCATCATTACGTTAGCTCGTAACTCATTGGTGGCTGAGTTTTTAAAGACTGACTGTACGGACTTGTTGTTTATTGATGCTGATGTAGTTGTAACGCCCGAAAACATTTTGCGCCTACTGGCTCAAGGTGGATCAAAAGACATCTCTGCTGGTGCTTACCCACGCAGGGCGCGTGACAAGAAGTTCTTTACAGACCTGTACTGGGATGAGAATGAGAACCTGGAGTTTGATGGTTCTTTAATGCGTGTCAAACGTGTTGGAACCGGGTTCATGCTCATTCGCCGTCATGTGATTGAAGAGATGATTGCAGCCCATCCTGAGTGGTCTTACACAAACAATGTGACTGGGAACAAAGTCTCGGCCATCTTTGACTTTGCCATTGTGGATGACAGGTATGTTGGCGAAGACTATTTGTTCTGTGATCGCGCAACTGAGATGGGATTTAAGGTCTACATTGATGTAGATATCAGCTTGCCGCACATTGGCAGTGAGACATTCACAAACAATTTCCGTGATGAGGTTGTTGTTCCTTTGCTAGAGGGGATAAGACGGTCACGGCTGGAAGTGGTAAATGGCTAAATCACCAGCATGGCAACGCAAGGAAGGCAAGAACCCCAAAGGCGGACTCAACGCCAAGGGCCGAGCCTCTGCGAAAAAGCAAGGGATGAACCTAAAACCTCCACAGCCAGAGGGCGGCAGCAGGCGAGACTCTTTTTGCGCCCGGATGGAAGGCATGAAGAAAAAGCTGACCAGTCCCAAGACAGCCAAAGACCCGGATTCACGTATTAACAAGAGCCTACGGGCTTGGAAGTGTTGAGATGGAAATGGCTATCTGGAACGCTGTGTTGACGGCCTTTCTGGGGTTGTTAGGTTGGAACTTGAAAGAGAAATCCGATGAGATCAAACGCCTTCAGATTTTGATTAACAAAACTCGCGAAGAGATGCCCAAAGAGTACGTAACCAAGGTAGACTTGCATACAGACATCAATCGAATAATGGACAGATTGGACAGGCTAGAAAACAAGATTGACTTGTTTATCAAGGAGCAGCGCAGTGCCCTCTCATAGTGCCAAACAACACAGATTCATGGAGGCGGTGGCCCACAATCCATCGTTTGCCAAGAAGGTAGGAGTCCCACAGTCCGTGGGAAAAGAGTTTGCAAACGCCGATAAAGGCAAAACATTTTCACGAGGTGGTGACATGAAAGAATCTAAAGCAATGGTTGGTAAAGAGATGGCCTTCATGAAAAAGAAGGGCGCTCCCGCATCCATGATCAAGCATGAAAAAGCTGAAATGATGGGCATGAAAAAAGGCGGCGGTGTCAAGCCTTCTGCTATGGGCAAAGTTAAGACTGCTGCCCCAAGTCGTGATGGCGTTGCCACCAAGGGCAAAACCAAAGGCACTATGATCAAAATGAACAAGGGCGGCATGTCCCGCTAAGGAGTAGTCATGGCAACAAGTGCATTTGGCAAAGCTTTCCGTGCCGCTAGAGATGCGGGCGACAAAGAATTTACGTTCAATGGCAAGCAGTACAACACCCGTTTGGCTGAAGAAGATGCTGGCGCAACGAAAGAAAAGCGTGATGCAGGCATGCGTAAGAAAAGCGACATGGTTGTTGCCTTGGGCCGTTCATTGCGCGCTGCCGGTGATGATACATCTGATCTGGCTAAGGCCAAGATTGCACAAGCCAAAGCATCTGCTGAACGGGACTATGCAACCGCTGACATGGATGAGGCTATGAAGGGCTACAAGCCGCGTTATACGCCCCCTGGCCGTGCTCCAAAGATGACTGAAGGGGCAACCTATGAGCCCATGCCTTTCAAAAGCATGATGCCTGAGCGGGACATTAGCGACATTGGCATGAAAAAGGGTGGCAACGTTGCCAGTTCTGCTTCAAAACGAGGCGATGGTATTGCCCAACGGGGTAAAACTCGCGGTCGTTTGGTTTAAGGAAAAATTATGGCCACTATGAACACAACTTCCAGCACCGCTCGGGGTATGCGTAACTACAAACCTCGCCGGCCCGGCGTTACCATTGATGATGTGGTTACGCCTGAAAGCAGGGCGCGTCAGCAGGCTATGGTTCAAGAAGCCAAAGATGATGCTATGCAAGGCACGCTTGAAAAGCTGTATGAAGGTGCGCGCACAACTCCTACCGATGGGATGAAGGCGGGCGGTAAAGTGAGTTCTGCCTCCAAAAGAGCAGATGGTTGCGCGGTGCGTGGTAAGACAAAAGGCAGGATCATCTAATGAGAGCCAGTCGCGGCATGGGTGATATCAGCCCTTCCAAAATGCCTAGCGGCGTGAAGAAAGCGCGCCGTGATGACACTGACTTTACTCAATATGCCAAAGGCGGGGAAGTGTGGGATAAACCCAACCCTGCCAAAAAGCATAAGAAGCTAAGTCTTGCTCAAAAGGCTTTTGCTAAAGCGATGGCCAAGAAGTCCGGGCGTCCTTATCCCAACCTCGTTGACAACATGAGAGCATCAAGGAGTAAATAATGGGCGGTGGCGGACAACCAATTATGGGGCAAATAGGGCAGGCTGTGCAAAATAACGTGCCCCAAGGATCTCCTACGTCTGCGTATGCTCCTACCGCACCTGCGGGCAATGCGTATGCAGCGGACGTTGCGCTTCCTGCACAACTGCCTGGAAATTACCAAGACAACAGAATGCGTAGTCCGCAGGAGCAGCAGCCGTTTCCACAGCAACAATCATCTTGGCAGCAGAACCCTGAGTGGCAGGGTTACCAAACCCAAATGCAAGATTTGCAGAAAAAAATGCAAACGTATCAGCAGCAGTATCAGCCACAGCAACAGAACCAGCAGTATCAGCCTAGAGGCCGCGGTGGTTATGGCGGATTTCGGCAATCACAAAACAGTGGTTTAGCTGGACTTCTTGGCGGGCTTGGACTTGGTGGTGGTTTTGGTGGCGGATATGGAGGCGGTGGTTTTAATTCTAACAACAGCTATGATCCATATATGAACATGCCTGATTTTGGTTCTGGTAGCCCTTCATATGGGCAAGGTTTAGGCTACAACAACGGTGGTAAGGTTGAATAATGGCCAATACATCTGGAACAGCAACATTCAATCTTGACCTAAACGACCTCATTGAGGATGCGTTTGAGCGTTGCGGACAAGAGTTGCGCACGGGGTATAACTTTAGGACGGCACGCCGTAGCCTGAATATGCTTACTATTGAGTGGGCAAATCGGGGTATTAACCTGTGGACAATTGAGCAGGGGCAGATTGTTCTTAATACCAACCAGATTCAGTACCCCATCCCAAATGACACAATTGATATGCTGGACATGGTGACCCGTACTGGCACCGGCACCACTCAGTCTGACTTGAATCTTTCGCGCATTTCTGAGCCAACATACATCACTATCCCAAATAAATATGCCTCGGGCCGTCCTGTACAGGTGTGGGTAAATCGCCAGACTGGGCAGACAAACCTGACAACGGCTACTTTATCGGCAACTATTACATCTACTGACACGACTATCACGGTTGCAAACCCGTCTGCATTGACTACATCAGGCTTTATCAACATTGGCACTGAAACCATTTCCTATCAAAACATTGTTGGCAATGAGTTGCAATACTGTTTCCGCGGTCAAAATAACACGACTGCTGCGGCTCATACCGCTGGAGCGGCCATCTATAGCAACAACCTTTCGTCCCTAAACTTGTACCCTGCGCCGTCTGCGCCTGGAAACCAGTACACCTTGGTTTATTACCGTATGCGCCGTATGCAAGATGCCGGCAGCGGTGTGAACGTGCAGGATATTCCTTTCCGTCTTATCCCTTGCATGGTGGCTGGATTGGCTTTCTATCTATCCCAAAAGCTGCCTGGGGCAGAAGTTCGGATGGAGTGGTTAAAGGCGGAATACGAACAGCAATGGATGTTGGCGGCACAGGAAGATAGGGATAAGTCGGCAGATAGATACGTTCCAAGGAACATGTTCTATGCCTAATCAGTTTGCTTCAGGCAAATATGCAATTGCTGAGTGTGATCGGTGCGGTCAGCGGTACAAGCTTAAAGAGCTTAGAAAACTGACCATCAAGACAAAGCAGGTTGCAATTAAGGTTTGTCCTGAGTGCTGGGAAGAGGATCAACCGCAGCTTCAGATTGGTATGTACCCGGTGAATGACCCGCAAGCTGTGCGGGAGCCGCGGCCTGATGTCAGCTATACACTTTCTGGAACCAGTGGATTGCAGACCAATATAAGCGGTGGAACGGGTCAAACTGGGTTGGGTACGCCAGAGGGCGGCAGTAGAATCTTCCAGTGGGGCTGGAATCCTGTTGGTGGGTCACGGTTTTTTGATGTGGATCTAACGCCAAATAACTTGGTTTTAGCTGTGGAATTGGGTACAGTATCGGTAAGCGTAACTTAGGAGCAGATATGGACAAGAAACAAGTCAAGGCAATTGCCGACACCGAAGCCAACAAGGCTGTTAAAGGCCATGAAGGTCGTATGCACGCCAAAGGCATGAAGAAGGGCGGCCCTACCAGTTTGGATCGCAAGAAGTTTGGTCGGGGCATGTCTCGTGCAATGAATCAGCGTGGAGGCTAATATGGGCAAATTTAGTAAAAAAATGATGGGCAAAGAAGTTGGCGATGCCGCCACTTATGCCGTGCCACATGATATGTCTGGCAACGTTTTAAAAATGTCAAAGCGTGTAGATCCAAACACTTTGAGCGCAGATCAAGTTACGCCATCAAGTGGTAGTGGTCGTGTGAGCGCCGGTAACCCAGCCCGTGATGATGTCAAAACAACTGGTATCAAAATGCGCGGCACTGGTGCAGCTACTAAAGGCGTTATGTCTAGAGGGCCGATGGGATGACATATTTAGAGTTGTACAACACAATTCAGAGCTACACCGAGAACCAGTTTCCCGATGTGTATCTTGCGAGTGGGAGTACTGTGTCCGCAACGACACAGATCAATACTTTTATCACGCAGGCTGAACAACGTATATACAACTCTGTTCAGTTTCCATCGTTGCGGAAAAACGTAACTGGATTTACAACCATAAGTAATAAGTACTTGGCTTGCCCATCCGACTTCTTGGCAACGTATTCAATGGCAGTGATTGCCGCAGACGGCTCGTATGAGTATCTGCTGAACAAGGATGTTAACTACATTCGTCAGGCATATCCATTGCCTACTGACACCGCTATCCCAAAGTACTATGCTTTGTTTGGCCCGTCATACAGTAACAGTGATGAGCTTTCGTTTATTCTTGGTCCAACACCTGATGCAGCCTACAGCGTAGAGTTGCACTACTTCTTTTACCCAGACTCAATCACTGTTGCCGCTGATGGTCGCACTTGGCTGGGTGACAACTTTGACACCGTGCTGCTGTACGGGTCTTTGGTAGAAGCGTACATCTTCATGAAGGGTGAGGTGGACATCATCACCATGTACGAAACCAAGTACAAAGAAGCTCTTGCATTGGCTCAGCGCTTGGGTGATGGGCTGGAGCGTAGTGATGCGTACCGTAGCGGGCAGTATCGGCAAGCGCCATTGCCGCAAAATAACGGGGTGCGTTGATGAGTTTTACAGGCAACTTTAGTTGCAACACACTTCGGTCTGGGCTGGTAAGTGGGTCGTTTAACTTTTCGTCAAACACTTTTTATTTAGCCTTGTATACCAATGCGGCCACGCTAGACCAAACCACAACGGCTTACACCACAATTGGTGAAGCTTCTGGCGGTAACTATGCTGCCGGGGGCCAAGTAGTAACGGCTACTGTCAGCACAGACACTACTGCATCTGGGAGCGTTACCTATATTACGTTTTCTTCTCCCGCTTGGACAGGGGCCATCACTGCCAGAGGCGCGTTGATCTACAAGGCCGGGGACAATGGCGCTGTGTGCGTTTTAGACTTTGGCAGCAACAAAACATCCACCAACACTTTCACTGTGACGATGCCTGCAAACACCAGCACATCTGCACTCATTCGACTTGTATAAGGGGCGACCATGTTCAACGATAAAGTTAAATCCAAAGATGTTGTTACAAGCAGCTTGATCGCTGGTGGCTTTGCCGCTGATAGCACAAGCGCAAAGGGCGTGTACAAAATCCAGTGCCACGACAAAGACGGCAACCTGAAATGGGAAGATGAAGCCCCCAATCTGGTAGTCAATGAAGGTTTGCAA